CAAGTCATATTATCGTGATGTCGCCCTTGGCACACCAAAACTTGACCCGACCTTGGCTCAACTGTCTCTAGCGATGAATACAGTTTTTCCTCATCAGATATACTTGCACAACCAATACTAAAAATTACGCTGCTTAAAACTAAATATTTCATAGAAGCCTCCACATGGCAAAAAAGATTATTGATAACCCAATCAAAATACCCAACGTCCACTTCATTAGGGTTGCTACAAATTGATTGTTACTTGCCCTCTCTGCACTTCTTTTATTTAGTTCTGCGGCTCTTTGCCTTTTACATTCACTTTGAAATTTTAGCCAATCATCATATAAGCCGGGTCTTCCAGCGTAAATCATCCACTCACGTATCCATTCTTCCTGCTTCTTGAGCTTCTCAAGCTCCATAAAGGCTTGAAACTGCGTCTTGTTTCCATTCCTTTTTGAACGTCTTGCAATCGAAGACTTGTTCGTAAAATATTCTGCACAGCTATTAGCGCAATCGTAAAGCTCCCTACCGTTCTTGAGAGCCATTTTGATCGTGGCAAAAGCGGCATTTGCAGCAGCAATTTCGGCAAGCACATCACAACCATTTAAACGCGGCTACAACAGTGAGAATAAAAGGAAATACTGACCACAACATTGCCTCTAATTTATCAAATCGTTTGGACCCAGAGTAGAGTTGTTGTTCTATCGCCTTGTATCTGAGTAAGCATTCTTTTTCATGCTGCTCAATCTGCAAAATAGCATCTCTCGCGGTAGGCTGCTTTGGTTTTGTTGCCATATTATTTGCTTTGTTCGAGCATTATCTGAATTAAGTGAGCAAGTCTAGCGTCACTAGCTTTCTGTATCTCCTCGCTTCTTGCAAGAGAATCGGCTATGGCTTGAATAGCTTGCTCATTTAATGCTGTACTTTTCGAGTTAGAATCAACTTCTTCTTCCATGTTTTCAACTACATTGGCAACTCTTGCAACCTCTTCATTTGTAGCTTCGGCTTGAGCTTGCATGGTGCCCCATGCAATAGCAACTGGAATCGCGGCTAATACTAAGGGTGCCCCAAGACTTACTGCCCACGATGGAATTCTCAACTCAGTCATAATTACCTCCTGTTAAAAAGGACCGGGTTTTACAAAAGAACCTATGCCTTGCATAAAAGGATTTGCAAAGGATACCGGATTTCTTAAACCCGGATTATTCAATTGATTAATAAAAGGATTCATAAAAGGATTTGCCACTTGTTGACGCATTGGGGGGCTTGGCGGCCTAGCGGGTCCAAAACCGATTTCACCATCAACGGCAGAGCCTTTGTTATCTGAAAAAGATGGCGCAGATTGCAGAGTTCCTATACCTCCATAGCTTCTTCCTGTGCTTTGACCCTGCGGTAAAGAAGGAAAAATAGGTTGTGGATTAACACTACCAAACTCAAAAGGATTTCGGTACACCGGAGGTTTTACCTCTACCGGGTCTGGTTGCGGCATAGGAGTAGGTTCCGGCATCGGAGTAGGCATCGGAGCAGGTTCCGGCATCGGAGTAGGTGGTGGTGCGGGCTCCATTGGCGGTGGAGAAGAGACAATTGGATCTGGAGCCGGACCTCGTGGGTCATCAAGAATACCGCGATCAATTTTGAGTCGCATTAGTGCATCAGCAGAGGTTATCTTACCATCTTGATTTATATCACCAAACGCAAGATCAGGTTCAAGTTGTCCAGTTGCCATTTTTAAAATTCGTAAGGAATCTGGAGGCATGGCCGCTCCACCTTCTTGGAATCCTACTGGAGCATCATACTCAGGAAACGGCGATTTGTTAGGATCAAATCTAGACTGAAAGGGCTTTTCTTTTTTTTGTATGCTCATTATGCCCGGATGATCCCCCGCGCCTTTTACAAAAGCAAGAGAATCTGCCGAAGTGATCTTACCGTCTTTATTGAAATCAAAAGCAAGGTCTGGCTCTTTAAGGCCCACAGCCATCTTTGAAATATCCTTTGCAAAATCTGCTCTACCCTCGGGACTACGAAAATATTTATTTCGTTCTTGAGTAGTGTCCGCATACATCTGATAATCACGTTCATAATCAGAGTAGTTGGCATAGTCAGATCTAACCGGAGCAGAACCCTGCGCGGGTGGCCTATAGGGTGGTCTAAGCCCTATTACTGGCATACCAACCCGATCCCTATCTTGGATAAGTTCATAATCGTCGATGGACCCCTCTCTAGCCGGAGGTGTAGACCCTACATCACTACCCACTTCAAAATCAGATCCACCGCCACCACCCACTTCAAAATCAGGTCCACCACTCGATTCTTGTTTTTCCTCTCGCTCTTCGTATCTTTGTATTGCGTCGTTATAAGCTTCCTCGTCAAAAATAATCTGACCACCACGGAACAATTCTCTTTTTCTAAAATCACTTTGCTTCGGTTTTGCAAGACGAAACAACGAATTACCGGGATCATTTAAAAAATCAATGTAATTATCCATCGCAGCTTGATAACCCTCGGCATCAAAATTAAACGATCCCTGCATACCGCTGGTGGTGAAATCAAGTCTTGATGGAATTTCCATATCTAAACCTACTTATAACCCATGTAAGAACCGCCTTTCACAGCAGCGCCCATTCCTCTTGCCGTCATTTTCGTCAACGTTTCCGGCACCTTGACATCCTGAAGCTTGCCAACTTCAACCGCTTTCGGAGCGGGCCCCGGCTTGTTTGTAACGATCTTTACTTTACTCGCCATATCAACCACCCTGTTGTTTAAGAATCTCACGTTCCCTCGCAGCATCAATACGTGCTGCGGTCTGTCGTTCCTGCGCGGCAATCCGCTCTCCAAACTGACGATTACGCATTGCAAGAGCTTGCGCATCCAAGTCAACCTTACGAGAATCAAGCTGCGCATCTGCTTGATTCGCTTGTGCCCGCAACTGCAACTCTTGCTCCTTCAAAGCAATTAACGGATCCGGCCCTTGTTGTTCTCCACCACTTACAATCTGCTTCGACAGTTCTTTGACTTGCTGCATACCTTCCGCAACAAATTTAGCCGTCATTGCTTCAACCTCAAGCATCTGCTCTTCCGTCAGAACCTCTCCATCACGTTTTGCAACTTCTTGTATATACGTCACAGCAGCTTGCTCCCGTGCAGCTAATTTAACGTGTTGCATGATATGTTTTTGTAACGAAACCGCAACCGGTGCCATTTGCGCTACCATAGGAGATGCACCAAAGATCAAATGCGCAGTAATGTGTGCCTGATGATCCTGACCCTCAAAAGCCTCTAACTCCAGCATATCAAGAGCGTTTATGTTCTCCTGTGCAGGGTCCGTGGGCCGTGGATCAGGCAAAGCCTTCATGATCCGATCAGCGTCAGTAACCCCCATCGCCTCATACATATCACGATACACTTCATGCATATTATGAATTTCAGGGGCCTGCATGGCAAGTTGTAATTTTGACTGAGCTAACATAATGCGCTGCGACTGACTGAAAGCATTCGGATTACTAATCGGAACAACATCCACACGATCATCAAAGTCCGCAGCCATTACCGAAGAATCTTCACCAGCAACAGCATACGGATATTCCTGCGGCAAACTCTCGCTCATCACCCTAGCGAGAATCTTAAATTCAATCCGCATCGCATAATGTAATCTTTTATGAACAGCACTCATAACCCGCGAGCCCTGCTCGATCATCGCTATCGTCGTGCCAACCGCCGCTTGTTGATTGCCATCACCCACCTTCATGTCGGTGATTGTGGCAAACCTCTGACCCGCTTCTACAACAAAACCCAATAATTGAAACAACGTGCCATCGGGACCCTTGAACGGCAAAGGCATCAAACTATCACGTATCGCGCCACCCGGTGCATCTACATCCCGAAACTCACCCGGCTGCAAGGGATCATCATCGTCCCTGATCCGCAGGCCACGGGCCTTGAAACCCGCCGGAAGATTAGACAAAGTACCAGCATCCAACAACTGACGAAGAGCCGCTGTTGCAGTGCGCGATAAGCCACCAATTGTATGGATCAAACCCAAACCATAAAAACCAAATCCGGGTAAAAATTTGTAATGAACAAAATATTGTATCTTGGCCTTCAGGGGGTCCCCTTCCGCGTAATTTCTACGAATCGATAGAATCTGCCCGTTATCTTCAGAAATTGTTA